CCTTCAACAACAACGGTTTGGCTAGCAACCGCAAGGCTACTAACCAAACCGAATATAATTGCAGAGAGTAACTTCACTATTACAGTCCGCGAGCCTGCTTCATGAGGTCAGTATTCTTGCGAGACCAACCCATAGTGCAACTTACTTCCTGTTTACCAACAACATCCTGCTTGACAGGCTGCCAGCCCTGCAAGAATCGTTCGCTTGAACGCCGTACAGTATTAGTAACAACTACATTAGTGTCATTACTATTTTGACGATTACTAGATTCAGTTCGTCCAACTTCACGGTCGCTATTTTGAGTTTCTTGACTTTCAGCAAGTTCTTTACTATTGCCTACTCGTTCAACTGTACGGAAACTTTGTGTGCGTTCACCCATCCAATGAGCAACGTTTGCCATTGCATAACTGCAAGCAGCATCCATAGCGTTTTTGCGATTATTGGTAGTACCGCCATTGCTAGGTGCTGTGCTTGTACTTTCAATAGAAAGAATTTGACACTCACGACCTAACATCTTGCTGATTGTACCACATCCACTTGAGGTTACCTTAAGACCTTCAGCAACAAAGTCTGTACTCAACTCTTCTTCACGTACAGTATCAACCTTGAGCGGGCGATTTGAACAAGCACCCAAAGCAAGCATGACACCGACAACAACTAACTTACTCTTCATAACACGTTACTCCATAGTGATAGAACGTATTATAAGTATAGTATAGTCACGCTTTTAGGTCAAGTATTTTGGGTACCCTTTAAATAGACTTCAATTTCTGCTTTTTCAGCATCACTAAAACTATCCAAATCATACTCTCCTGACCCAATTTTTTCAATAAGGAATTTGATATATTCTTGGTCGTAGAGGTAACTTTGGCTAGATTCTTTATTGATCTCGATCCATTTATAACCGTCAAATTTATACACACGATTTGGGTTAATATCTACTCTTACAAAAATATCACCCTTTGCTGCTATTTTTGGAAATGTTGTCCCAAAATTACTACTTACTTTATAATTTCCTGTATTATCTACCTTAACAGAAAATAAATCGGGGCGCAATTCCTTTAATGCATTACGTTGAAATAGTCTGTTTTCAAACTCTACGTAACCACCGCCCTTATCGTGTACTGGGGTTACCCCTTCAGTTATTATTTCTTTAGGTTCTGTTTTATTTTTTGTAGTAGTTTCAGTGTCGGACTGTTTTGCCAATTGGTTAAATTTGTCCACCTGAACTTTTCTTTTAGGTTTAAATTTAACTTGCTTGTAATTTTTGTTAGGTTCTGATTTTTTAGACTTATCAGTTTTGTTAGGTCTAATTTTAGCAACTTTGTTTTTACTAGGTTTAGGGGTTCTAGTAACTTTTTTTTTACAGGATTTACCTGCTCTTTTTCAATTATTCCGCCATCGGCAGTCAGTTCCATATTTGCTGCTGTAGGTTCGGGCACTATGTTGGGAAGTGTTTTCTGTTCTTTTTCATCGTCATCTAATGGTAGATACCCGTTGCTTCCATTGTCTAGAAATTTTTCTACCTTTTCTTCTTCTTTCTTTTCAAACTCCCACTTATAACTGCTGATAGCGGCGATAACAAGCATCAATGCTAGTGGGTCAAATACGAAAATCAATAAGATAATAACCCAACGTACAGCACGTTCTAATGTTGCTGTATCTGGATTGTCACCATAGATTAGGGCGGCAATATATTTGATTGGACCAACTTCTGCTTCAATCTGACGATACTTACTAGCGATTGGAGCCTTTTCAATGTTTAGTTTTTGAATTTCTTGGTTACTTGCTTCAATACGTTTTTGTGCGGCTGCAATCTCAGCATTCAACGCATTACGCTCTCTACGTTGTTGTGCGCGAATTTGTACTGCTCTTTCTACACCTGCTTCACTTTCTTGATCACCACGTGTCAATCTAGCAGTCAACTGTGCGTCCATTTGATTTAGAGTATTACGTGCTGCTTCTATATTCTGACGTTCGCTAGCAATCAACTCTTTTTGAATTGCAATTTTATCATCAAACAACTGTATTTGAGCAGCAACGTCGCCTGTGGGTATCCCTTGATCCATGTGTGCCTTGGAGAGAAACCCAAATATACCCATACTTGTTACTAATGCAAGGACTATGACAGCACCAGTCAGATAAGTTTTCATTGCCCATTTACATTTGTCCCAATATCTATGTAGCCATACGGTCGTGACGACCTTGGCTATCTCAAGGCTTGCGCCCATGATAATGATGGGTATGACTGCTGCGGCGAATATAGCAGTCAAGCCTACAACACTGTACCAAGCCGCTATGCCGCTCAATACTAGCGCGGTAATTAGTGCTAAGGTGCTGAGGCTAAATATCTTTTTAAATAGTAGTGGCATTAGAATATTTAGTTAAAAAAACGCTATAATAACTATAGATTATTGTCTAGGCTCGGGAGGTTCCCCCTCACCAAACAAGTAACCATAGGTACCTATAAATTCTTGTAATGACATTACTAGTTTGCGAGGAATACCCGGTCCTTGTTGGACATGGTATGTAACAAGGTAATCTTCATCGCCTCGCCACTTTATCTGTATTACTTCTAACCAATCACCATCAGCAAAAGTAAATTTTTGACCAACTAAATCCTGTCTCAACTGTCTAATTCCTCATCACCTACTTCATAACTGATATCATAACCGCCCTTACGATCACTAAACCAGTCATCATCACGGTCATAATCATAGTTTTCTGGAAATTCTACAAAAGCATCTAATTCTTCATCGGTAGGGGCATCACCGTAAGGTTCATCGTCCCAATCAGTAGTGCTATTCATATGGCTGACAATTTCCTTAAATCGTTCAATACTACCAAACTTTTCAATAATATCCTCATCAGGGATATCATATGTAAAATGGCTGTGAACAGTATGATACTCAATCTTTTTGAAACGCATTATATTCTCCTATTATTTGTCGTCACGAAATCTTACGAATCTTGGGAATCGCAAACTATAACTACCATCTTGGTTCTGCGTTATGGCATCGGCAAGGACTTCGGCAGTCCGTCCAATAACCAATTTAGAATTAGCCCAGTAGTCGTCCCGATCATTATCGCTATAACCACTGCCAACATTGACACGAATAGTTTTTCCATCGTCTACGCCCTCGCAAACTAGAGCACCAAGACGGCCACTATTCCTTCCCGTGCCCTCTTCTATATTTACTACAGTCAAATCTACAGTAATCGTAGGCTTCCACTTGAGCCAATTTGTATTACGCTTACACTCATATGGCGCGTTCAACGCTTTGATCATAATGCCTTCAAAGCCTGCAACAACCATATCGTTAGCATAACGCTTGAGTTGATTTTGACCTTCTGTACTACTCAAGTCAGCCTTGATATGCGGCAACAATTCTACATTAGGCATCTCGTCAAATACAGGACGCAACTTTTCAAGTATGTCAATACGCTTGTGTAATTGTGCGTTCCAGAAACCTCGTCCCCAATCATCACTGGGAATAATATCAAAGACATTGAACACGCTATCAGTCGCATTGACATCTTCTTTGCGACGAGCCTGACGCATCAACTCTTGAAATGTACGACCAGTAACTTCGCCATCAAGCCAAAAGCCATACTTCAATGTGCGATCACCATTGGCAGCCACCATCTTATGAAAATGCTTTTGAACCTGCTCTTGAATATGCGAAAAGTTCTCAAATACTTTACCATTGCGACTATAACAAACACTATGTGCTGATCCAGTTACATGTAACAATACACGCACACCATCAAGTTTAGGCTCAAGTCGCTTGATACCACTCATCTCAGGGCGACCTTCACAATTAGTTGCTAACTGACAACCAAAGACTGGAATCTCATAGATAGATTTCTTGACAACTTTGTTGAAAGTTTTGTCACTAATACCTGCACGAAGGTCTTTGCGAATTACATTACGGCAAAAGTTATTCCATTCATCGCTGTCAAATCGTTCTGCCATTGTTTCAACAGCATCACGGGCATCGTTACCAGTAAGGTCACGATTCATCAAGTAGCCCAGTAATGTATCAAAATCACTCCAAGGATTCTCACGACCAGTAATGCCCTCACTAATCTCGGGCACTTGTCGCAAACCAAATGTAATATACGGATTGTAGGCAACGTGAACAAAATGTAAAAACCATTTACAACTTTCGTTTTCTAGTACAGCCATTTCATAAGCCTGCTTGATGACATCCTCTTTGTGAAGGCGACTGTCACTCTCGTTCAACTTATGAATCCAATATGCCATGCTCATTTGCGTAACTCCATCCACATTAGAATCTTATCAATTGTTTCGCATATCTCGGGGTAATTATAACGCTTGTCATAGTTACCCCACATCTTTACGTATCCGTCTTTGACCCTACGATTTTTATAATATTCAATACGGTTAGGTTGCCAACCTACTTGATACTTATAGCCCTTATCAGGACTACCGCTTACTAAAATAACACTATCAATAACTGCGAAACGCTTAGTATGATCCCAGTCATAACGAAAATATGTACAGTAAGCAGCCCAAACACGACCATCAGGATGTACACAAAAATATCTGAAGTCGCTAGGCACATCATACACATAGTTAGTAAAGACATGTTTGGCTCGCTTGGCATGTAATGCCTGCTCTACGATTTTTTGTATATTAGCCATATCACACCTTCAGTAATGCCCAAAACAAATGCTTCTCAACTTGCTCTCTTACTTTAGCAAATTGTTTAGACTTATACAAGTCCGATTTGTCCATATAATCTAATTCTGCTACAGCCCTATATCTGTAGAAACTACATTCCAAACCCTGTATAGTTTTACAACGCAACTTGCCATTGCGTCTACCATATAATATAAGGGCTTTTTGTTGAAACAGTAAATCGGGATTTATTTCCTTATCGCAGGGCACTTCAACAATAGCATACACATTGTCACTATTGCCGCGATCCTGATGACCTAGAAAATATATTTTGTTCATATCAAACTAGTGTCTTTAGTGTATCCACGACAGTCTGTAATGCCTGTGCGATTCGCACAAGACCAACTTCACCGATAAGAATACCAACAACAATACCTGCTAAAAATCTCATTATGAGTACCTCAATACAAACATAGTATACAACTTTTCATCGCCAAATTCAAGATAATCTCTAACATACTTACTCAAGACATATCGGGCTTTATAAGGCTCCAAAAATTTTTGTATTCTAAATAATGGAACTTCTTCGTAAGAAAATTCTTGTAACTCGTCTATAAAGTTTTGCCAATATATAGGACAATTACAATAACTTTTTTCTAAATTTACAACAATCATAAAATCTTTACACGATTCAACTGAGTCTGATTATTATCTTGACGCTTTACAGTACCAGCAATGTTCAACACACTGCCCACAGTCACTTCCTGCTTGTAACTAAAAAACACAGCCTGGTCACTTGACGTAATACCTGTAACAAAGTATGTAAACCATTTCTGACTATACACACACTTCAACACTTCAACCTGTGTTTTGATACGCTCACCAACAGTACCGATATAGCCACCTTGACTATACTTTACGCGACGATCACGCTCATCACGCTCAACACCAATCAAATAACTATTTGGTACACTTGCTAGTACAGCAACATCATAGCCTTCTGTTACTGTTTCTTGTTGTACCAGTGCTAGAATACCACGCTCAAAGTTACTCATATATTCGCCAGTAAGCAACTTGAATGTCTTACCGTTCCAATATGAACGTACCTTTTCTGCCATATCACGATCAGCATCCGTGATATGTTCAGGCTGTTCAATATATGTTTCTGTCAACTTACGATTGGTGACATATTCTACAACTGTATCATCGTCGTTGACGAACTCGTTTTTCTCAATATCGTATTTGATATATTTGTTATCATTGACACGCTGTGCCGCACATGCCGCACTCAGCACCAGCATAGTGTCATATTGTTTACGCACTTTTGATATACGCGGCATAACAACCTCAAAGAAAGCCCCGCATTTCTGCGGGGCGTATATTGTTACTTGATATAACCTACAAGTGTTTCAGCATCGTACCAGCCCACAATCTCGTCGTTCAGTTTGTAGACAAGATAGGGGTCAGCACTGTCGTCAACTTCGTCAAACTTGAGCATAGACTCAAATTCTTCTTGAAGTTGGTCCATATCTTCATCACGCTCAGTAAAGTCAACGTTAGGTTCGTTGTCGTACTCAAGACCCTGCGCTACATAAGACATACTGTATCTCCGTTTGTTCAGTATGTAGATATTATGCGCCCATTTTACTCTGAAGTCAACAACTATAATTCCATATAAATCAATGACTTACCGCGCCTGTAAAAACTGTAATAAAATCAATAACTTACAACACCGTCTAGGACCTATTAGGCCTGGATATAAGAGGTGCTAAATTCTAGCAGTATATAGAGACAGTTAGGGGTTTTCCGGGTCTACAGTAAATTCTAAACGAGCCATACGTCCCACAAAAAGTTTACGCTTCTCATTCCAGTCCATCTCCAATGCTTGATTAGTAGGGAAACGAACCCAAAGTTTCTTACTATTGAAGTCAACGATAGGGCAGTTTACGCCCATACCGTTTTCTGACCTAACAGTAATCTTTTCGCCTTTACGAAGGGAATGCGACATAACTAAAAACTGCAATAGCAGCCAATATGCCTAACACATAGGCAATAATTACTGAAATAGTTTTCTTATCAAACATTATCTTGTTCCTTTTCTTTAGCCTTACTCAATAACGCGGCGATGGCATTTTCAAGATCAGTAGCATAAGTGTAGAGGTCCTCACTGCCGATATCTTCACCTTCCATACTAATAACATAGCCAATCGTGGCGAGTGTATCAGCAACTTGAGTTAGAGTCTTATTTCCCATAAATCACCTTATCCTTCAGTTTTTTGAAATAACGATTTTGTGTAACAGTCCAACTATCATTCTCAAACAAATAAAAGTATTCGCACCAATTGTCTTTATAGTATGACACCATTTCTTGTTTAGTGTCAAACAGTTTGGGTTCATTGCCTTCAATACCCTCAATACCAGCATAGTATTTGGTTTCTCTGATAAGACCACCTAATGTGCTAATGCTGCCGCCGTCGATTAGTTGATTGACCTTGAAGATATCCTTGTACCTTGTGAGCAATGTTTCACCAACACCATTCTTGATATATCCATCAAAGTGACAATAGACAGCCTTGATCTTGCCGTCCCATGTCACCATGCCAATTGCACTACGTGTGGACATAATATATCCTACTTCAACTCAATACCAGCAACTTTCAGTCTGGCAAAAATGTCATCACCAAACTTCCAACCTTCGGGCATACTTGTCTGCATGTCCAATTCATTATCAAGTTTATCAGCCTCTTCATTGGTAATCAATACGATAGCCAAATTGTTTTTGATCATTTGGGCAATCTCAGTGACCGGACGCTTTTCCATAGTCATCGTCACTGCCTGATTATAAATCAATATGCAGGGTACAATATGTTCACGATAGGTATTTTCTTTAGTACGATTGACACTTTCGCCAATGGTGATAAGATGGTCAACGCTGTCAGATTCTAACAACGACCGTGCATTCTCTAAACCAAACCCATCTTCATTGTCAATAAAATATTTGAAACGCTTGGCGATCTTTTCAAAGATGTTACGTTCGGATACCTCACGGGCTATGGGCTTGATAGCCTGACCACGAACCTTGCGTACAATCGTTTCAATACTTTCAATGATACCTACAAGTATCCAAAAGTTTTCAAGTATGTCACCATCAAAATTGATAGTGATACACTTGTCATTATCCTTTCTTACCTTTTCAGTAAAGCCCTGCTCCAACATACGTCGGCGCATTTCGGCAATATCCTCTGATCGCGCAAGCCAACCAAAGGTATAATGCTTCTTTTTGATTTCGCACTTGACACCGTTGTTGGTATAGAGTACGCAATTATTTTGCTCCTCGTATACACGCTCGGTATACCCACGTTCCTCACATGAGGATTTGAACAGGCTGAATGGTACAGCCGCCATCACTCAACTCCATATCGTTTGAGTAAATCCTTTTCTTCTCGGTCGATATCGCCGATAGCCTCCTTCAGTGTGCGACCAGTTGTACCCACATACTGCACACCGTCTCGCCAATACGCATAATTACTAACGCCCTCACGCAAACCCTTGTAATACGCTTTTGTCTGCGCTAACTGCAGGTATTGGTCTTGCTCGGGGGTGAAAACTATATTGGTCATCATTCAACTCCTTGCACTTCTTCGCCTTGTTCAGACGAAACCCAATAATGGGAAGATTGAGCAGCAAACTCTTGTGCAGCCTCTAGTGAAGCAAACACCCCTGCCACTGAAGGACCAAGTCCACGATCTTCCTCTAATACAACATAAACTCGCATACCTTACTCCTTATCCTGCATACAATAGGTCGAGATAATCCACTTCGCACGATTGATAGCCTGACGGGCATCCTCAGCCCGCATACTGTCAACCTCACCATACTCAGTAGAAATCATTTCCTGCGCATCGCTAAGGATGCTCATAGCCATCATACCAGCACCACTGAAACGGAAAGTCAAACTTTGCTCGACCGCTTCACGCATCTGCTGTTCGGTGCAACCATAGCAACGAACCTGACGCTTTTCCTGTTCGGTAAGATCAAACCCAAGATTCATTGTCGTAGCAGTCATTTCGTAATCTCCGTCAATTCAGTATGTTTATATAATACGCCCAAACTGACCCGAAGTCAAGCCTTATTTTCCTGCAGGAAAAGGCTTTATAAATCAATAACTTACGTTTCCTTAGGATCCGCGACCCGTTTTTCTAGTCACAGCAGGGCCACCAAAACCCTTGGTATTGACCTTACCCTGTTGGCCATTGCTGGGGTTGAAATTACCCTTATGGCCCTGTTGCTGTGCCTTCTTTCTCGCAAGTATATCTGCTATGGGATTTTTCTTTTCTTCACTCATACTGTAATTGGACTGTCAGTTTCAGTGCGTAACAGTCTATTATTATTTATGGCAAATTTTCTACTATAAAAACTTGTGCACCAGGCACTGTGATTATTCCATCCTGGTCCCCAAAAATCTAGTCTTCCATAACCGCGATCATATAGATACTGTTGTATAGGATTATATTGCCATCGGTCACTGTTATCAAGTATAATGATACCGTCATCCTTTAATCTATTACTTTCAACAGTCATTACAGCACATAAATGTCTAGCCATACCATCTATGACTACCATATCATAAAATTTTTCAGGTGCTTGATATATCAGACTACAGTAACCACCAAACTCATCATTTACAAGTCCATGTTTTAAATCATGGTCATAATATTCTGTACGTATCTGAATAGCATTGTCGATAAAATTATCATAGACACTTTGTGCCTCAGGATGCACACCACTATTTTCTTTGCATACATGAATATCAAGTGATGAATTTTCTTGTAATAATTTTTCCGCCCATTCTGGATTATGTTCAATAGTAACTAGTTGTTGAACTTTATTTTTAAAGTATAATGAACTATAACCAGATCCGTATTCTAAAACTTTATAGTTTTGACTAACAATATCTTTAAGAAAGGCGATAGCAGGGAAGGTATACCACGGCGTTATACCTTCTTCGTCACTTGGATACTCACTAAACCATCCACTAGGTTGTAGGTATAGATATGCATGTGTCAATAAATGAGAATATAATTCATTGGGCATATTAAGTTTATGAGAACCTTCATGCTCAATGAGTGTAATTGGTTTTTTCATTTTTTAATTGATTGTAAGTATTCATCAAAACTGCCGTATAAATTAATTAACATGGCAATTTTACTATCATAGATACGTATATATGCTGACTTATAAAAGCGATTTCTAAAACCTATCCAAAAAGGAGTTTTAATTTTTTTACCTATGTTTATAACATGGTAATTAAATCTATCAGTGTCAGTGTTTAAATGAAATTCAAAAAATTCTAAATCTAACATATCAAAGGCTTTTTTACCTTCTTCTGTTAAGCGCATATTTTTAGTGCTGCGACCTGTAAACCAAAATTTCTTGTAAAGTTCGTTAAGTTTAATATTAGGATCTAATTGGTCTTTTAATTGTTGATATATTATTTCTGTTATTTTTATTTTATCTAGATCATTCATCCGGATAGACCTGTCGTCCCTGATTCATGAATACAACACTAAACTTATCAGTTTTAAATAATGCATTTAATTTACGACAGAGATTTCTAGCATGTCCCGGATTACTAAAACTAGTTTTTTTATATTTTGGAGCAACCTCGTTGGCTAGATAATGTTGACTTTTTAAGTTAATAGGTTGACCATCATAAAATACGGCCCAAATACCGCTTGCTTCTACTATTTGATCACACTTGTATGTTGCTTTATCAACATGCTCTAGTATTACTTTTGGTTGTGTTCTACTCATTTAAAACCGCCGCCTTTAATTTCTACCTTGATTACTTCCTCTTTCTTACTATTATTTTCATTTAAAGCATAATAGTCAGTTAACAATTTAGCAATCTCGTCACGCAATCCACGCGCTTCATTTAAGGGTATAACTACATCTTTCGTCTTTGTTGACTCTAAATGAGTTATTTTGTCCAAAAACTTCTTGATATGGACCATGTTAAGTATTTATGTATGTATTGGCCTCAATTTCGGTTTTAAAGGGACCAATATAGTCATAGCGTTGGATAAAGATGTATTTAGGACAAAAAATTGTCTGTTTTTGACCGTTTTGATTAATTACAAACCATCCGGCAACATGATAGCACTTGCTTTTTTTAGTTTTTGTAAAAATATGCAATTTACGTTTAACATCAAAAATATTATTGTAAGTCTTACTTGTAGTAGGATATTCCGGATAGGGCATTTCAACCTTAGTCTTATTAGACTTCATAGGTTGAAAACTAATTTTAGTTTTCTTTTGTATATCCTTAGTGTTGTTGAATTGTAATGTACTACCATTTAGTACAACTTCATATCCAGCACTGTTTGCCTGAACATTACCAACTTTCTTTTCGCCGTCTGTGACGACCCAGTACTGATCTTTTATAATAGGTTTAGCAACTAAAACGTTCATAATTACTCCTTGAGTTTTTCCCAAACATATTCACTTTCACGAACATAAGCAACGGGTGTGATCCAGCCATTGCTTACATAATGTTGTAATTCTAATCTAATGCTCGGTGGACATTCATCCGTTACAAGAATGGCAGCGCGTGGATATTCTATCAACCCACTAAGAAACTTGAAGCCCTTGTCGCCCTGTTTTATTTCTAAAACTTTTTCATTATTCGCTGACAAGTTCAAGCAACTCTCCCTTATAATGATTGTTCAACCACTTAGCATAACTCTCAGCCTGCTCACTAACTTTGTTGAGTTCGTACTTGCCACAAAACTTCATAAAGTGTACACCAACTTGCGGCGTAGTTTTGATACGCACGCCAGTAGTGATAGCAACATCAACAAGATCCTTGATCTCGTCAGGCTGTGCTGTCAAGTCAATCAACAGTTTGTTACGCTCGTACAAATCCTTGACACGAAATTCGTTGCCATCAGGATCAGCCCAACGCTGTAACATCATGTTGTTCCAGTTGAAGCCCTGCTTTGTACGATCAGCATACGCCTCAATCAAGCCAACCTTGTTCTTGCTACCTTTAGTGCGAACACCGGGGTATGCACTAAACACGTTATCACCTGCATCACCACGCATAATCTTTTCAAAAAGATGGAACTGCGGATCGCCGAGCGTCTTATGCTCGCCAGTTTTCTTATCCTTGACAGGCTTACCTTTGTCATCAAAATAACCTTCAAGGGTAATCAACTGATTGGCAACGCCATTATATTGTTTGACGTTCGTAGCAATCAATTGCACATAATCGGTATCACTGCTAATGATATAATGTTCATCGTTAGGATGAAGATGAATGAACCTTGCGATAAGGTCATCAGCCTCAGCACGTTCATGGCGCAATACGCTTACATTTGTTTTTTCACGCAAGAAGGTCGTAAACATATCGTATGTTTCCCAGAACATCTTGTTCTCTTCTGCTTCACTTTCAGTCAATGCTTGTTCAACAACTTTACGATGTGCCTTGTATTGTGGATACACATCCTTACGCCAGCTACGACCCTCAAGACAGAATACAACGTGATCGATGCCATACTTGCGTACAACTTGATTGACACTGGACAATGTGAGATGTAGTGCCATGCCGATCTTCTCCCACGTATCGCTGTTACGACTTGCGATATGTCGGGCACGAAAGAACGTATTTGCTGTATCAATGAGAGCGTATTTCACAAGCACACCTATTTACTAGAATAATATACGTATATTATACTAGTTTATAGCGCGTGTCAACTAACTTCGGTACGACCGTTACCCAAATCACGTTGACGTACAACACGAATGTCATCACGGCGTTTTTCTGGGTCAGCCATTTCTTGCTCGTAAACTTCTAGTGCGATGTTACGGCATACAGTTTGAAACCAACGATCTACAATCTCGTTGTCTGTATCATCAGGCTTGATTTTATAACCTTGCTTGACAAGGTTGATAAGGAACTTATCATTCCAATCTAATTCAAAGGCACCATTGTTGATATTGTTTGGGTCAATCTCAACCTTGAGAATAGCAACATATGGTTCGCCATTTTGTGTAGCCAATTCTTTAGGTGATAATTCCTTTTCTTTCTTTGCTTGCTTTTTAGGTTTAGGAGGAGCATCGCTCGGTGGCTCAGGTCGTGACCCTTCACTTTTCACTCCTAAAAGTTTTTTTAATTTTTCAAACATGGATTATATTTCTCAATTGATTCTCTTACCGCTTTTGACAGTAAGGATTTAAAATCTGTAGTATACTTAGCATTAGGAAGTACACGCCCAGATATTTCTACTGCCTTTTCTTTGGGTATGTTTAATCTAAAACCGTCCCCTGTCTTTATTAGATGATCCATTACTGTTTGTTTATCCGCAATAACAGCCCCGTCGCTGCGCAACACCAACGTTAAGTCACAGATAAATTTTGGATCTAATGTTTTTTTTGTATTTGTGCCATTACTATTTGTAAATTGTATATTGCTTATATCTAGTAAACTACCTTGCTTATCATACATTTTAAAACTAAATTGTGTTTTTAGTTCAATGTCGAGACCATGCTTTTCCCAAGTAAAATCTCTATGGTCTTCTCTCAAGCATTTCAGTGTTGGATCCTGTGATGCAATTAATTCTTCGCAAACAAAACCTTTAAGGAATCGTAATTGTCTATCGTTTAGTTCTTCCAAACTATTGCCATAATTAATGACAAATTGCCAGTTGAATTTTTTAAGATCATTAACTATTTGATCATTTATTTTTTGCGTATTCATAAAGTTTTACACTTGCAAGATTTTTAGCCTTGCTCTCGCACATAATATCAGCCCACTGCCAGTGAGTCACTGCCCAATCATTCATAGCATCGTTGTAGAAGTAGTCACTATGTGCGCGTAGTTTCTGCTTATTGTATCCACTCTCCATCAATCGTTGTAGGTCGTGTCGTTCGGTTGTATTGCGGTCAATGACACCATCTTCGCGTGATGTGCTAAAATGAATAACAGGACGAACACCACGCCAACTGTCAATAACACGCTTGATACGATCATCATTGTATTGGATGTATTCACCTGTCTTGATCCAATGATGATGAATGTCTAGTACTAGACCCAGATGTCCAGCCAGTTCGAGGGTGGATTCGAGTCCCCAGCTGATTTCTTCGTTTTCAATGGTAATGCTATTTCTTGCCTCGGGCGAGAGCCTACTGAGTGCGCTGATGATACCGGCGGGACCTTGTCTACCGGATATGTGTACATTGATCTTGATATCCTGGAATTTTCTACAAAACCCCATCCAGCGGGCCATATCCACATGATATTCAAACTCCTCTATACTCTTATTTACTACCTCAGGACGGTCGCTTGCCAATACGACAAACTGGTCTGGGTGAAATGATAGACGAACATCATTGGCACGGGCAGTCTCACCAATGGGTGCAAACCATCGTGCTAGGCTATCTTGTACATCCTGACTATGCCAGAAGGGCTTGAACTCGTCCATAGTATAGAACGATAGCATGTCACTAGTAATACGCAACATACGCAATTGTGGGTCAAGAGTTGCTACCTTTTTGACAAGATTATGGGTATTGACAATATTGCGTTTAGCAACCTCAATCAGTTTGTCCTCTACAATCTGACGAGATTTTTGACGCTTTGCCCATGCGTGGGTAGTGCCACCAGTATTGAACCCGTCAGCACTAGCGATCTCGCCCTTTTTATTGATTTCTGCCCATTTACAAGCGAAACCAATGCGTTTGATATTACTGTTGAATGACATATACGCTAAATACTACTATAACTGATTGGGAATGTCAACATCATGGATATCCGTAAAATTTTAGATATAATAGCAGAAGCACAAAAGCCATTACAAGAGTTTATGGACACTGGTGGCGGTGATGACGGCGGTGACGAATTGGCACAGCGCGTTATTGAGATGTATTTTGAGGATGGGTTGCGTGAACTAGAAATCGCAAGAATTGAAGGCATTCCGGAAGAATTAGTACATAGAATCATAGACCGTCATGAGCGTGGTCTAGATGAAGCAGAAAAGCCACTAGCAAAGGGCATGAAGGTCATGAGCCTAGCCCAATTTTTACAACAAAGTGGTGTTGAAGCACCTGAAGGTAAAGAGGAAACAGTCAACGAATTGAGTCCTAAAACCAAAAAGAATTATAGTGCTGCTGCCAAACTTGATAAGAAATATAATGATAACAATATAGACAAGGCCAAGAGAATGAGCCAAGAGCAGCCACATAAAAAGGCTGAATGGGAAGATGAAATAGAGTTTCTAAAGTCTGTCAACGCCAAGCGTGATCGCGGCTTGAAAAGAGCAGGTGTTGCGGAAGGTCATGCTGATCAACAACGCAAAGTTTTCAAAAAGAATGGCAAGCCAGTAGGTGAAGTCGGTATTGATAGAGAAAGTAGTCCAGGTGTTGGACAATGGTACATGAAGTGCTATGCTTACGATATAGACTATTCAGGTTACGACTCATATGAAGAAGCCGTAGCAGAACTAAAACATTGCCTAAAGCAAGGTGTGGCGGAGGGAGCACCAGAACTATTGAAAGCAGAGATGCCATTAGTTCGTCATGCTGAAAAATTGTTAGCACAAAACGGTGTCAGCAAAAATAATCCTGATTATCAGAAACATCTTGCTAACACAATCAAACATCTTCGTAAGTTTGGAAACATAGACCTAATCAATAAGCAAGATGTTAAGGAAGGCACAGTAACCCCTATCAGATCATATCTAGTTATGGCAAGTAGACCAGGCAGAGGTATGTATACGGATGTTGATGTTTTGATCAAGGATACTGGTACAGGTAAGATTGTTGGACATGTTACAGGTAGAAATGCTCACCCAAACATGGATAATGAAATGGATATTGCCCATTACGAACTAACATTGAACAAAGATGGCATAGGACCTGATCTAAAGAACGGATTTGAATTTGAAGCATATGGCGACCCTAATTTACCGACAAAAAGTGGTTATAAAGTTTTTGCTACAGACAATAGCGGAAAGAATATACCAAAGCAAAAACCTAAACCTCGTAGTGATGTTGGACAAAAGGTCGTACAACTACGACCAGAACAACCTAAAAAACCACAAGGTCTATCAGTATTTTCTCAAGGAAATTTAGAGAAAGCAGCACAAACTGCCAAAGACGATGATAGAGATTATGGTCCAGGTATGGAACTAGTTTCAAATGTTGATTGGTATGCATTTTTAGAAAAGTTCTTTGGCAAAGAACTATTAGATGTAGATAGTGCTAATGAGATGGGCTATACTGATTGGACAGATAATGGTGATATTGCCTTTACTAGCGGAGAAGGCTCTGTTGCTAAAAAAGTAGATGAAGCAGAAAAATTAGGTGGCGTATCAGCAAGAAAACTTCCACCAGAAGAAATGAGAGCCTACCTTGACAGAATTACTAAAAAAGAAAAAGAAAAGACAGACAAGTATAAACTACCATATATTCATAGCAGTAATATTCCTATCGTCAATGACGATGGTCAGAAATATGATCTACAAAAGTTAGCCGCCGCATTTAGCGAACGCCCAACTAAAATTCTAAAGCAAAATGAAAAGATGCAGCATAGTGATGGTACTAGCAGCCAATTCTATAATGTTGGCTTACCAGCACTAAAGGGACTAGCAATAGATGAAGATACTGGCGAATTCGTAGTCATTGACACATGCCCAGGTGCTGGAGCATGTAAACTAGTATGTTATGCCATGAAAGGCGGATATGTACAATGGAAGGCAAGCAGCCTTGGTCAAACAAAACTATTGAACTTCTTATACAATGATCCAGATGGATTCATGGGTATGCTAGAAAGTGAAATTGCTGGTTATGAAGCAAAGAACAAGAAAAAGAATATCAAGACAATTATACGCTGGCATGATGCTGGTGACTTCTTTAGTCCACAATATCTAGCAAAAGCATTTGATCTAGCAAAGAAATTCCCAGATGTTGATTTCTATGCTTACACTAAACTAGCAGGTGTGGCACAGGGCGAAAAACCAGACAACTTCAAAATCAATTTCAGTGCTGGCGCACAGCCAAGTCAAGAAAAGAAAATTGACTTTCAAAAGACAAAGAATAGTCGTATTGTTCCAAAAGAACTATTCAGTGACGCACTTGAGAAAGATAGTAGTGGCAAGTGGCAGTATACAAGCCCACAAGCACAACAAGCAGTCAAAGATCGTATGGCTATCAAGTATAGCCTAGATCCAAAATCAGTTATCACTTATGATGAGATGATGAAAATTCCAGTTGATAAGAGCCCAGATGCTAAAGGCAAATGGAATGTTATCGTCAAGCCAGGTGATGGCGATGATGCTGCTAACCGTAATGATGTATTGAGCAGTCTATTGCTTATACACTAACTTTTAGCAGATCCTTGAAGTCATACATGTGTTTCATGTAACGACCTGGATTATCTAGTACGCTAACTGCAGGATCGCCTTTCTTTCGTGGTCCTACTACAACATCAAAGTTTGTTTGGTTGACGATCTTGAACATCTCAACCATATCACGCACACTCTTGCCTACACCATGTCCTAGATTCTCTAATCCATTTGCTGGCTGTTCAATAGCCATCATCAATGCGTTACAGATTTCATAAACATGTACATAATCACGCACACAAGTACCATCTGGTGTGTCATAGTCATCACCGTGAATAGTGAAAGTGCCACTATCTTTAGCCTTGATCAATGCTGATAGTAATCCATCTGGATTAGTTGGCTGTATACCATCCATGCCCACGACATTATAGAATCTAAACATAGTATAATCTTTTGGATTATGTTTGGTACAATACTCTACAACACAATCCTCGCTTGCTCGTTTACTGATGCTATATGGATTAGCGCAAAGGCTTGCTTGCCCTGTACTAGCATAGATAAAATTATTTGTTGGAATCTTATTCAATACATTCATAGTACCATTGACATTGGTAATGTAATAGAGTATGGGCATAGTTTCGCTTAGTCCAACATTGACTAGTGCGGCTAAATGAATGACGGCATCATATGGTTCTGTCTGATCTGGAATCGTGAACAGACGATTGATGTCTACCTTGTAGAACTTATCAACTGGCACAATTGGATCATTGATATCTAATCCATGAACTTCATAATTACCCTTCAACATCTTACATAGATGACTGCCGATATATCCACTACTACCTGTTACTAATACTTTTTTCATAATAATACTAATCCTTCAAATAAATTTTTACTGGTCACTTCTTCTGTTGGTTCAAAAGTTGGGTCTTTAGTTAGATAAGTTTCCCTATCAGTATAAATGATACGAAATTTATGTTTGTTGTTATAAACTGATCGTATATCATTTTCTAAACTCAATACCTTTCTGTTCAAATCACTTATAAATGTTCTGTATTTGACTGTAGTTTGATTACAGATTTTTGCTTTACTAGAGTCAACTTGTTTAGGCTTATAGTCATTGAAGCAAGTATTCCACTTATGAAAGATACTATCTTGTAATGCCTGTACATGAGCAAGTGCGCCAGTTTCATAATACTTTTCGCTAGTATCAAACTTATTATACAAATCTGTGACTATACTTGCCATATTCTTTTTGTTACAAGTATAGAAATACTTACTGTCAAAGTTATTTGTCCAGCGCATATTTTCTAATGCTACAGTTGGCATCTGTGTCATTTGCTCTAAGAATGCTATTCCATAACTTTCAACAATACTTGGATTGAATGCTACGCGACAACTAGTAATAAAGTCTACCTTTTCTACACCAATCTTGTCGTAGACAATTTTATAATCTTTAGTAATCTTTTTTAGTTCTTTTTCAAATTTTTCAGCACCATTTTCGCTAGTCATAACTCTAGCAGGTAGTCCAGTTTGTTTGATTAGTTCTAGATATAATTCATAGTTCTTACCTTCTTCCCAACGACCAATAAACAATACACCTTCTCTTGGTTTATTATGTTTTTCTAATAGACCTTTTTCTGGCAATGGGATAGGTAACTCATAAGCATTTTCAAATTGTAATCTATTGAATAAACTTTGTGTGCCTATATGTATGCCCGGCAGTTGTAGTTCGCTACGCATACTCTCGTTGACACAAGACAAGAATGGATTCTTTGTGTCTTTGAATATTTGACTTTCTAAATGTGTATAGGCAATAATTTGTATTTGATTTTCTAGACCCATATCATGTACAAGTCTTACTGTTTCATAAGTGTTACAGATAAAAACATCGTACATGTTATTTCGCAATGCTTCCATGATAGCATAACGGAAGTTGATCATTCTTTCATAGCAATAACTATCTGGTTTTCCAAATATAGTTTGATGATCAGTATATAATAGATTCTTTTTGTTCTCAATATAGATAATATTGTCTGTTAGATTGAAGGCAAACGATTCATCATATGGTTTTTTGTCTGTGATAATATCTACCTTGATACCATGTTGGTTCATCAACTCACAGAAACTTTTAGCGAATTGTCCTACACCACCAGTAGGCTTTAGATATTCGCTGCTCATTAGAAATGCTATTCTTTTATTATACATATACTCCTATGTTACTATGTTTGTTGTATTTTGTCAACAAATACTTATCCTGTTTGTTGGCGTAAAATGTCGGACTATTTACATATCCTGATAGGGCAAAAGAATATCGGGTATTTGTACAACATCCAAATACTTCAATGGATTCATCTTCACCCGGTGCGGGGTAATTGAATTGTGGCGAGGACGATTATCAAAAGGAAGATAGTAAGGTTTTAGTGGATAAATGTCAAACGGCTCAGTATCAATGATATCTAATACCAAACTGTTCAGGTCCTGAATAGTCATGCCGCTATTAGGACTTAGCCACTCTACAGGTTCTCCATAAATATAATGTGTTTTACTAGCAGTTTTTTCTTTTACTAAATTTTCTAATGATACGATCTGACCATAAGGACCGTAAAATACATTAGTAAAAGCCTGTTCTCCGCCGCTTTGATCGCTGTATTGACATACACGAATCCTAGGGCGAATAGTTATACCATAACCAACACGATGTACGGACTTACCGTCGTGGATAAAGTAGTGACTAGTTTCAATCAAATAAAAGAATTGAAACTCTGGTAAAATTTTAGCCATTGACAAACTCATTGCGAATTGATTTAGGAAGGTGATCAGTCAAGTCGCCTGCTTTGGCACTATTAAAGTTATCAACAATATCAGGCAACTCATGTGTGCCACCAAATTTGCGATATAACTTCAACATGAGTACCAATGATGCCATCTTGTCTGTCACTATTTCGTCGGTAGAAGGATCCTTACTCCATTCTTTAGCAAACCATTTAGCAAAAGTACTGGTACTTTCGCTTGCTAAATGATCTGGGCCACCGGAAAAGTGCGTTTGAATAATAGCAATAAACGGTTCCATAAATTCTTGCTGGAACTCATCACTATAAACATCGGCAATGTCTGACATATATTGAAAAAGTTCGCCAAACAAGGTTATTTCCATAATATGTAGTTGACGATTGGGCCAGTGTTTAGCATGAGTTCGTAGGATAAATCGCCAGGCATCGCGCTTTTCTTGTGTCTTGCGATACTTACGCATTTCGGCTATAGCCAAAATTGCGCGGGGATGAGAAAGATTTTCTTCATCAAACTCACTGATAGGTTCATATCCTTCTTCTTCGCAGATTTTTTGGATGAGATGCGAATGACGGTATTCATCATCAGTTTTGCCATCTAAACGATAGCACAAAACTTCAATACGATGATGGTCAAATGGTCCGGGCTTTTTACTAGCCATACCATTATCAACATACCACTTGAATCGCAAAATAGAACGATCATCAGTTTCAATATATGCGAACGGCACAGTCAATTCACCGATATCACCCTCGTAGTCATACCACAAGCCATGATAAGCCAGTGCGGTCTCATAAATTAGAGTATGTTGTCCGTTGCCTGCGTGGTATTTGCCCTTGCTATCTTTAGTGCCTGTGATGATAGACATATAGGGTTCATCAAACTTTTCAGGATTACCGATTTTCAAAACATGGGCGTGATCTAATTTACGCTGGACATCTTCATCAATGTCAATATCCTTGACCTTCACTTCAGCCAACTTTGCCCGCAACTTTCGGCTGTACATCTTACCATCTTTTTTCAGGTCATCAAAATGTTTTTGTACATTTACGGTTTTACTGTTGAGGAACTCCCCAAGCAAATCAAGTGCTGTGATTGTATTATAATCACCCTGTTTACGCTTGAAACGATGCTGGAGTTGGGTAGCGTACTTTGCCTCTTTAGGCTTTTTATACTTGTATTTGAATTGAGTAAGGGTTATACTACCATCAGAATTAGTAGACATGCCATTACGAGCAATACGACCACTGTTCGTAATAACCTTTTTTCCTTCTTCTATGATTGCTTTCTTAGCCATAATTACACGATCTCCCTATTAGGGTTATATAACGTGAATCAAGTATAGTACATTGCTGGATCTATGTCAAGAATTATAATTCGTTATAAATCAATAACTTGCAGAGCCGTTAAAATAAACGGGTAATCTAATTATGCTTTTTGATTATTAGTCTAATTGCTTCTTCGTTATCCAATTTTAATTTTTCTTTAAGATCATTGGACGCTTTAAAATCGCACATTTTTTCTAGATATTCCAAATGTTGCAAAGGCAGTGGATGGGGATCCAAATTTATTGAAAATCCCGGGGTAGGCACACTATGCCAATCATTATTAAAAAGTGTTTTATGTACGCTTGGTAAAATTCTGTCTAAAGTATTTTTATATAATTTAAACAAATGATCAATATTTTCTTCCGGTAAATTATAACCATATTGGTTTGTATTTACAATATCAATCATAGACATTATTTGATGTTTACACCCAATTTTGTCTAATAATAGTTGTGCAGCATGGAATAAAGGAATATCTCTTTCAAAACATCCACGTATATCAACAAAATTTTTTACAAATCCTTTAGGATAATAATCTTGATTAAATATGTGCCCGGGTGTAATCCAACGTCCTTTTATAAATCTATCTTCTCTAGTTACATTTGTCCACATAATCATCACTGTATCTTTATCAGTTATATTATGTTCTGCAATTTTTGTAATCAATCTATTAAAAATATAAAAGTTTCCTGCACCCGCACATCCAAAATTATATGACTCATCAAATTGTGTACCAACTATATCAGCCCATGTAGGCCAATCAAATTTTGTAAAACTACACCCGAAAGCGAAAAACCTACTCATAACTCACCCTTCAAACGTTTTACTAGGTATGTATCCTTGTCTACCCAACAATAAACTTTATACATATCTTGAAAGGCGTATTCTTCAGTTTCTAGTTTGTATGCCTTTCGTAACCATAGTAATTTGCCACTATAACCACAATATCTAGGTAACCAACATATTTTTAGTGTGACTATCAATGGGTACCTATCTGGATATGGAATTCTTTCAATATAGAATGGCAATCAAGTACCCCAAGCATTCTTGAACAATGGCACTTGAATTCTATCGCTATATCGTAATCCATACTTCATTGCTAGTTCAGCAACAGTACGATTGTTCAAACTGTACACGCTTTCAACACCACCTACTGGCATAAAGTATACATGACCCCTAAAGCCTGCTTTTTGATATACCTTTACTGCTTCTAAGGCCTCGTTGCAATCTTGCTCACTTGCAATTACGAATTTTAAATATGTGTATCCGACATTTTGATATGAAATCACAGCGTCAGGGTTTATTGCAATTGTTTGATCCTCACCGCTTACACTAAGTTTTGGACTAACGCTGAATGTAACACCGAAATCATAAGACCTGCCCATATAAAAATTGTCAAATCCTTCCATCCATTCATAAAGATACATTGACAATTCTTGACTTAAACGCTGTGTACCATTTGTTTCAAATGTAATCTCTTTGAGATTTTTCATCAAAGGATGATTAAGTAAATCTGGATATGCTTTCTGCCATCCTAGTAGCGGTTCACCGCCTGTGATGACTAAGTGTTCGTCTCGCCATTCTTTGTGTGGGAGGATATTGACGATAGCCTCCGCAAGGCTATCCGTTGTATAAAACGCTGAAAGATGCTTGAACCTAGGATCCCAACTAGCATAAGAATCACAACCGGTGCTAACCAGTGGTAAGTCTCTATAAGATTTATATAACTTTGCATCGACGGTAAGACGTTCATTTGTCTTTTCTCCTCTTGGCATACCGAAACCATCACATTTGAAATTACAGCCAAACGTTCTTAAGAACACGCTAGGTACGCCCATGTAACGGCCTTCACCTTGTATACTATAGAATAATTCTGAAACTTTGATTTTGCTCATACTTTATTATAACACCTATATTTAGGCTGTTCAATGTTTAGCCTTCTTTTTCTTGTCCAATACTTTTTTACCGCGTTCACGCATAGCAGCAAGTATGTCTTTCTTGCTTTTTGATTTTGCTTCTACAACCTTTTTCACTTTAGGTATTTTGGGTCTATTACCTAACTCTAGTTTAGGTTCTTCTACTTTCTTTTGTTTTGGATAGATTCTAAGTAAACCATCAAGCAAACCATACTCAGTAGTCTGTGTGACCAACTTGTAACCGTTGAAAAGTACTATTTTTTCAGCGGTATTTGCTACCAAATAATCTCTGAATTCACTAAGACTATTCCATTTTAGTTTTTTAGGAGTATACATTATAACCACCTCAAAGTGAATAGCATAGCATCTTTTTCATTCTTGAACAAGTATCTATATTTTGTAGTATATTTTATTTCGCGTTCATGTAACCCCATACCTGTCCAAAATACTGTCCATACACCATCATGATTATCGATAGGACCCCAGCGTTTCCCGAACTGTTGTTCACACCATGATTCAGGAATGTGTGGCTTAATATCGCTAATCACTTCGTGCCAACCTTTTGTTACTTTAGATTTACTCATAACCAACGTAACTTATACCAGTTTACTTCTGCTGTGTCGCGGAAATAAATTCTAGTTCTATGATTGTCAGTGATCCAAGCCCATTTATATTCTTTATCATCTTCAATAAATTTTAATTCACAACTTGGACCCCATGTTTCCCAACACCATTCTCTTACATCACAAAATAATGAACCTTGCTTATATGTAAAATCTAGGCCATATTTAAAATAATTACCGCCGGTATAACGCCTATCAAGTTCTGTGATGTTGGGCGGGTTTTTCTCCCATGGATTAAGCCAACCATTATAAACTTTTTTCTTCATCATACCCATGTTAGCACGAACCACTCATAATCTTTTATATGTCTAAACTTTATTGTAAACAATCTGTCGCCGTTCAGTGACCAGATAGTATGTTTTCTATGCCCTGGAATGTTTTTATCTATCCATATCATCAATTCTTCAAATTGATCATCGGATTTTACAGTAAAACTTGCCGTGTACCAACCATTCTTATAACTTGCCCAGTCTTTCATCTGCTATACAGTCATGTAATATTCCACCACTCTTCCCAAGGAAACACGCACCATTCTGGATTTTCAGTTTTGTTGATTTCGTGACCGGCATAGTCAACAAATTCATCACTGCCTTCGTTATCGATGCAAACTGCAAACTTGACATTATAATTAAAAATGCTTTCCCAGTCACCTGAATTGCTGATCCAATCTTTTTTAAGATTATTAAGTGTAGTACCGGTATCATTGATATCATCAACAACTAAAATGTTTTTACCTTCTAGTGCATCTTCAGCCATCCATAAATTACTTTCATCCTTATTCAATGCATAGAAAGGTACATCAAGATAATGACTTAACAGTACCCCCGGAACTAATCCGCCTCTAGTAAGTCCTACAATATAGTCCGGGCGAAAGTTATCATTATACATTTGTCTAGCGATTGCTAGTACATAACTCTTGATTTGATTATCTGTATAATAAACTTTATTCATTGGTTACGTTCACACTACACTTGCGAGTTTCTTCAATTTTAACTTTTACAAGTGTAACATCACTACCTTGTAATAGTTCTGGACCAACAACATTGATCAAGTATTCGCCCATGTTTTCAGCAGTAGGATTAAAGTTGACAATCACAGTACCCTCTGGATCAAGAGCCTTAAGTTGTTCAGACCAAGGATCGTTCTCCCATATCAAAAACTTATGATCCCATTCACGTTCTACCCACATACAAAGAATGTCTTTGATTACACTAAAGTCCATAACGCGACCTACTTTGTCAAGTTTAGGTGCTTCGACTGTAAAATGAATGCGATAGTTGTGACCATGCAAATGTGCGCACTTGCTTTCATGTTGATATACACGATGACCTGTGCTGAAATCGTGATAACGTTCTGCTTGAATCTTAGCCATTTTTTTCATACTCTTCAACAATTTTATTTTTCAAAGTTTCAAAGAGTGGATCTAATGCCACACTAGGATTTAATTCTAATTCTGTATCGGTGATGCAACTTTTATCATAAGTTACAACAACCTTATCACCCTTATTATTTTCAAATGTTAACTTCATAACCATCTCCTAATTATTATTGTTCCATAACGATACATATGTGTTTCAATACCCAATTTATTTGTTACATCGTGTACTAATTGTATCATCTTACCGCTGTTACCGCAAATGATTTCTAATGGAAATTCTCCCTGATTCATATAAATGAAATCTTCTACCAATACTTTTACATCTTGGTGACGAATTCCATGTAAATCAAGTTTACGCATCTTTCTTTACTGTTGGGAGTACGCCAATTACAATCCAAGGAACAATATTGATGTATGGTATTAATGTTGCTAATGTCCACCATGGATTGATATCAGCATCCTTACAACGTCTTACTGTAGTTGCTATTGCTACCCAACATGGACCAACAATTGATGCTAATATGATAAGACCACCAATTAACATAGGTATTACACTATCCATGCTTTCACCTATGCCAAAAAATATAGCCCCTGCTAGTATCAAAACAAAAAATACTGCAATGTTTATTAGATAAACAGCCCAATATTCGCTGCGTGTTGCTAACCCGTCAAATTTAAAATATTTTGTCATTTTTCACTATACCTCTTTGTATTTTCTGCCTGCCAAACACGCTCACGCAAGTTTGTACTACTGAAACTGTGATCACGACTATTGAATACTAATTTGATATTACGCTTCTCACAGATAGCGCGACCAGTAAATTCACTTTGCATATACTCAACACCCAAGATGCGAACATCTAGTGGTAATGTCAACAAGATATCTTCTAAGTCTTTTTCTGTATTGTAAACTACAATTTCATCTACAAAGCGCACAGCACTTAGTTGAATTTGACGCTCTACCAAACTTTGAATAGGTGCATTTTTTTGTGGTCTATCCCACGCCGCATTATTTTGTAATCCTGCAATTAAGTAATCACAATGATTCTTTGCTTCTGCCAGCATGGCAATATGACCTGCATGTAATAGGTCAAACTGACTAAAGGTAATACCAATAGTCAGTCCTTTATCCTTTAATTCTTTTACTTTGTTGAATATCATCTTTTCAACTCACTCCACATTTGTTTCTTGTGCTGCTCTTCTAACCATTCTTCTTCGCCACTAAATGTAGGCTCTCGCTTCAAACATTCGTCAAGCAACCACTTGATCTCATATAATTCTTTCTTGATTACCCATTGTGTAAAACCATCATTGTAAGCACTACAGATTTCTCCGTGTGCTTTCATCAATTGCATTTTTATATCATTTACTTCTAGAGGTTTCCGAAAGCCCATTTGCCACCTTATTTGTATCTATAATAACTTCTAATGCTTGGCGTAACAATTTTTCAATCTCAACTAACTTTTGTTCTGTCTGATAAAGTTTTTTAGTATTGAGTTCAAGGGTAGCCTCTAATGTGCATACCCTCGTGAACAAGTGTTCGTTAAAATCACTCATTTGCAACCCTGCCTTGCTAGATTATAAAACTCTTGTCTAGCAGCAGCATCAGTCTTGAATCCACCGCCTAAACGGCTAGTTACTGTGCTACTACCAGTATCTTCGACACCGCGGCTCTTGACACAATAATGTTGTGCGTCAATCATGACCGCGACATCATCCGTCTCAAGAATATAGCATAGTGTATGGAAAATCTGTTCAGTCAATCGTTCTTGGATCTGCGGACGCTTACTGAAATATTCTACAATGCGATTGATCTTTGATAGACCAAGAACCTTTTGTTTAGGTACATATGCTACTGTAGCGAGACCATCAATCACGACGAAATGATGTTCGCAGTTGCTTTGGACATTGATGTTTCGTTCAACGACCATCTCATTGTAGTGCATCTTGTTGTCAACAGTCGTACACTTGGGGAATGCTTCATAATCAAGACCCCAGAAGATTTCATTGACATACATTTTAGCGACACGTTTTGGTGTCTCTGCTAGACTGTCATCACTTAAGTCAAGACCAAGAATACGCATGATGCCAACAAAGTGGCTCTCAATCATCTCAATCTTTGTTTTGCGGTCGTAAGTGCTTTCTAATGTGGGCGTTTCTACGCCGACCTTGACTAGATATTCGTGAACACGCTTGCCCAACTCGGGATCGGTCTTTGTCTTATTGTAACTCATTTTCTTTCTCCTTCCTTACACGGATAAAAATTGTAATCAACACGCTACCGTTGTGTAGCATATGTATTTATTACTTTGCGAATACACCATTAAATTGTTGTGTTACTCTAACAAAAGTTGTACACTTACTCAAGTTCTTTAGGCTATCAGCACCGACGTATGTACAAGTGCTACGAATGCCACCTAGAATGTCAAGTACGGTCTTACTGACAGGTCCACGATATGGAACACGTACTGTGCGACCTTCACTACTACGATATTCAGCAACCCCACCGTTGTGTTTATTCATAGCAGTATCACTGCTCATACCATAAAATGTAACATGACCATCTTCAATATGTCCACCACCTTCATCATGGCCTGCGAACATTCCACCGAGCATAACGAAGTCGGCGCCAGCGCCAAAGGCTTTAGCAACGTCACCAGGGCAAACACAGCCCCCGTCAGCAATAATATGCCCACCAAGACCATGAGCAGCATCAGCGCATTCGATAATGGCCGAGAGTTGCGGATATCCGACTCCAGTTTGGATACGAGTAGTACAAACACTGCCAGGCCCAATACCAACTTTAATAATATCAGCTCCACGTAAGATCAACTCCTGTGTCATATCTGCTGTAACAACGTTACCAGCAATGATTGTTTTCTTGGGATACTTGTCACGAATCTTGCTGACAAATATACCAAAATGTTCGCTATAACCATTGGCAACGTCAATGCAGATATATTGAATCTCTGGATAGACATTGAAAATCTGCTGTAGTCTTTCTAAGTCTTTTTCATTTGTGCCTGTGCTGACAGCAAAGTAGTCAGTACCGATCTTGAAAATACTATCAGCAAACATATCAAATGTATGACTCTTTGTCAAACAAGTGAATAGTTTGTGACGGCTTATTTCTTCAGCCATACGTAGTGTACCAACACCGTCCATGTTAGCAGCCATAATGGGGATACCATTATAGACCTTACCGCTATGTTTGAAAGTATACTTGCGTTCAAGGTCTACTTCTTTACGGCTACTCAATGTACTACGTTTGGGACGGAATAGTACATCTTTGAAATCTAACTTCAATTCATTTTCTACGATCATGATTTTCTCTTGCAATTGTCAAAATGCCATCTCATCATAGCATTTCCTTTACCTGCTGTATCACAATGCGGGCAAACTAAATCAATTTTTTTTGCTAATATTCTGCCTTTTCTAGACATACTCATTTTTTGTTTTGTCTCGTCGCTTCTCGTTGTTCCGGTCATCCTTTCTGCACATTTTTTTCTAAATTCATCAGACCTTTTTATACCTTTATACCTTCCCTCAACTTTTTTAGCAAGTTCTTTTTTACGATCATCACTCAACGAGTTCCAATATTTTTTCATAGAGTCAGATTTTTTAGATTTTGTTTCTGCTGAAACAATTCGTCCGGTTGCGATTTCAGACATTTTCTTTTTGGTTTCTAGCGAATGATTTTTTACACCGCCAGATTTTGAACTGGCATTATAGCCTGAATTGTAAGCATCAAAATAACTTATGTAAAATTCTTCTTTTTCCCGCATAAGATTTTTGTCATTACATTCTTCTAAGAGAATAATTGAGAAATTATCTATTCCCAATTCTCTCATAGCAGAATATAGTTTTTTCCTGACGCCTCTCTTACAATCTCTAATATGCCAGTCAAATCTGGTTTTTGTATCTTTTGAAGATATACCTATGTAAACTTTATCATTTATGGAATTTATAATTTTGTAAATAATCATAGTTTTTTTACCTTACTATGATTATTTATCTCAACTTCAATTCGCATAATATATTACTATATCCTCAACCCTTTGCTTCCTTACGTGCATTCTTAGTAGCAGTGATTTCGTTACGGCGTGCCTTGACAGCCTTTGCGAGTTCACCAAGAGCCTTACGTGCGCGTGTGCCGGCAGCGTTGTTGCCCTTCTCAAACTTTTCATGTTCAGCCTGATAGGCTTCCAAGTGTGCTAAAATATCGTTATGTGCGCTCATTTGATTTCTCCTTATTGTTTATCAAAAGTCAATTCAATCGTTCCACCTTGCTCAAACTGATTCCAAGCAAGGATCTCTTTGCCACCGTTAGATGTTTGCACGAATACAACTCTATTAGCGTTAGCAGTCATATTGATAGTCTGTGCGTTTGGATCCATCCAACCACGATCTACCCATACACCAGCAGTTGGTCCAAAACTAGCACTGCCCTGCATGAACCATACGTTTGGCTGTTGCCAAAACTTCAATGCGTTAGTATTGTTTGGATCGCTAGTAGTATTTGACCAACTCTGACCTGGATTGATAGTAGTCAAGTCACCTGTAGTATTATGTGTGACTGTGATATTATAATCAGTATTGTTGTTGATCTTCAATGTGGCTTCCCAAGCCATAGCACTAGTTGATACAAAAAGTGCTGCCATAATAACAAATAACTTCTTCATATATTCTCCTTAGTATTTGCTTTCTCTGGTATGCTTACGATAATCTGTACTCATACGCAACCATTGCTCACCCTTGCCCTCAAGGATATCGCATATTCTATCTATCGTCTTATCAGTCCAGTCGCTAATTTGTCCGATTCGTGGATGCTCATTGAATACCCAATGATTGAGTTTGTTCAATGCATCATCTAATGACCATGGCACATATAATCGTGTATGATCATTACTAAATGTTTCTGGGAAACTGCGATATGCCGGATATACAACGTTGCAGCCAAGTGCATCCGCTTCGCTGACTGTATTACTGACCCAGTCTTGCAAAGCACAGTTGAATAATACACGGCTGTCATTCAATATTCCATAATATTCGTCTTTACTGAGGTCGCTATAGATGTTTAGTTTTCCTTCATCTTGTAATCTATAAGTTCGTTCCATGTATGAACTATTATTGCTGCGTAGTTTTGCACCGCTCAATAATGCGAATTCAACGTCACCGTTGTGCATCTTTGTATACTTTTCAATAATATCCATATAAAAGTCTGGCTGCTTTTCTTGGTCCCAACGTGCGGCAAAAACAACTCTACGCTTTTTCAACTCAAAGGGCTTGACAGATTTTACACGACTACGAACTTCTTCTTTACCAAATGCAAGACCACTGATATTATAGATCGGAGCCTTCCAGCCCGCGACCTTCATATGCATTACCATCTCTTCATTGCTAGCAAGAATGATACAGAATTCATTGATCATTTCTTCGTACTTGCGCATGAAGCCATCCATGCCCCATACGTGCAAGAAGTCATCTGGATCAATAGTTTGTGCCAAACAACGAACAAAAATCTTTGGACGATATTGTTCTGGAACTTGCTTGATGATATACGCTAGGCTTTCAAGTCCTGACGTATACATATCTTCAAAATAAATTACATCTTCACTAGTGACTTCACCATTCTTCATCAACTTGATGAGATTAGCCATTTGTGTAAGACTGTAATGTGTGCGACCATGTGCGTCAAGTACTTGACCAACTACAATGTTCTGATCACTAGAAAGTGTATCACCCGGAACGATAACATAATGTATTCCACGCTTTCTGAATACACGCTCGTTCCAGTCAGTCAATTGTAATGTATAGCGAGCCTTATAAGGCTCAAGTCCCATATAATATAATTTTCTCATAATACCTCAAAAGATACGAGGGGTTGCCCCCTCGTATATATTATTATCAAGCAGACTTGCTGTCAAGTTCCCACATGTCCTTGAATGGCTTTCCCTGCAAATACTTCGTATATTGCCTAAAAGCAAAACTACGATTACTATACAATTCAGCCTCATCGAACTTATAGCCATACAAACGACAGAAGTTACGATAACCATCTAGGTCATCAAAAATCTGATTGACACGGCTGTTTGAACGATTTTCATTTCTTGACATTTTACTTTTCTCCACTTAGATTACTACGTTTAGATTTGGTTTTGTAGTGTTATAACGAATCGTGGCACCGTTCTCACCATCTTCACTGACAGTGATTTCAATGTCACGGCCTGGGTAACGACTAGCAATAACTTCATAGAGGTCATCGCTAATCATCTCACAACTCTTGAAATTTAGTTCCAGTGTGCCTTGGTAGAGACTTTCTAACCAACGCTTGAACTGGATAAACTCAATATCCCTATCGTTGTGAAATACTTCAATGCTTATGTTGAAATGAAAAATATGCCTGTGTTCGTTTGCAAGGAATGCAACATCGGCAAGATTAGAATCTGTAGCAGCAGCGGGGAATCTATGAATACCTTCACGCTGAAAAGTTACCCATATATAACGCTTTGCTGCGTTACTAATACGGCTACGTGTTTCTGCCATTGCAGTAGCAGTTTGATAAATTACTGGATCTTCACTCATCGCTCTTCATCCATTTTGATACGTTCATAATTTTCTTCCCATTCAAGACGTTTTAGGCGCTTGAGTTGTGATTGTATATCCATTGTCTTTTCGATATTATCTTTATCAAAAGGACCCTTATCAAGTTGTCTTAACTTTTGTTCTAATATACGAATTTGTTGTGTATAAGCCATGTTAGTTCTCCAAAACTTCATTGATAGCGTCATCACTATCTTCTATTGTTTCGTCAACTTCCTCTTCTACCGTTGTTTCAACACTAAACAATTCATCAAACATTGTCATGGCATTGACAGTACGCTTACCGCTGATGCCCTGACTTCCTGACTGCATTTGCAACCAGAACTTGTTATAGTATTCTATCACAGCCAAACTATCTTCTCTAGTCTTTTGGCTGAATATCTGATCAACAATTGTACCAAAACTTGTTTGATCAATAGTACTAGTATTGATAATCATTTTGGGAATGACACCTTGTTCATATCTACGATTGGCCTCTTGGACCGCGGTAATATGTTGGTATACATTATGTGCCTGAATTAGTGTATAACTAAGTGTATCCCAACTTGTTTTTGTTTCTTTACCTTGATTATTTATGAATCCTTTACCGCGATAGCACAGGTCTTTCATAACCATAAGATCAGTTACAGGACTATCCATAAACACATCGTGTATGCCTTCTGCTAATACAGCATCACTAAACTTGCGATTGTCACTGGCATAGTCTTTGCTTTCAGCAGTCTTTTCCATGCTATATGACCACTTCTTGTTATGCTCAATGTTAGTATTGAAATAAGCAAGACCTTTCGCTGCACCGTAAAATGGGCTAGCACAGTCAAATGTAATCATAAAGTTTGGGTTATGATATTTGCGTACCGCACGTTGAATGTCTGTAAAGAGTACAGCATATTCCATAATGCTAGTACCCAAACAATGTAACAAGTCATGCTTGCCAGGAATTAGAAGGCCATCATAAATTATATGGACCAGTCTTTTCAGCATCAAGTGAATATCAATCTTGTTCTGACCACCAAATGCCCAACCGTTGAAATGATTATCTGGGTAGATATTTGGGTCACAATATTTCTTCATTTCTTGATACCAGTCATCGCTTTGCGTATGATTACGCCCCTGCAGTACGTTCAAGAATTTACAATTACCATTGCGGTTCTTGATAAAGTATTCGTTATTGATGTGTGTGGCTTTTATAGCATCTTGAATTGTCTTGATGCCATGCGCACTCTTACCGGTTTTCTTATCCTTGATGTTATATGTGGTTAGTGATTGTGATGGAATATCAAGACACATACCATAATCCATGTATGTATCCATCCACTTCAATACTTGCTGACGCTTTTCCATAGCGCGTGGACAGTTAGGATCTTTCCAGTCTGCTGGCCACTGACACTTGAGAATCTGGAATCCACCACTATCACCGAGCATGAATGTACCTTGCTCACGCTTACGAATAATGCTTTCGGCATGATCATCAACAGTAGTGTCAAGATTAGCGTGACCTGCGCTATACAAGCCCCACTTGTAAGTATACAAGCCTTCTTTGCTGTTCAAGAAGTTTAGACACTCAACGTCACCATTGAACCCCGCAGGTATGCGTTCAGCAGGAAAATAGTTTTCACCCTCACGTTGCTTGCCTAGCCCACTGATAAAGAATGAACTGACCGCGGGCAAGAATAATGCCCAGTCTAGATTTTGTTGGTTGCTTAAATTAATTTGTTTCATCTTGCACTAATTTCATAATAATATCAAGTTTTTCTTTTGCATCTTTCACAGCAGGATATTTTTCAGCAAGTTGTTCTACTTTCTTTTCGTATTCCATACGCTTTTTAGCCCACTCTAATACTTCGCCAATCTGTGGATCATTACGCAATTCAATGGTGTTGTTTATTTTATACCATCTACCGTCATTCTGATTATCGCAAACTTCAAAGCATTTGCTGAAGCCGTTCCAACGAACTTGACCGCTAGTAGCAGGCAACAAATGATCATTGTTTACCTGCCATACTAGCGGATACGTAGTTGATTCTATCTTTATCACTTGCTCTGTGCAGGTAATAGATAACGATAAGTCGCTAGACCACTATCAACAGTGATTTCAGCAGCACCTGCATCGCTAATGCGTACAGTCTTGTTACCCGGCAAATCCATGATGGCTAAGAATACCTTGACGGGCCACTGCCACGCACGACTCAATGTTCCCCCAACATCAGGCTGGAATACAAAGTTACCACTGTGCGTACTAGCATCACCAAAGTAAATCTTTAGATCGCCCTTATCAGTCTTTGTAGTAAAATTGTTTTCTTCGCTGTTAGCACTAGCCTGCTTCTTCAATCGCATAATGCCAGCAACAGTAGGTTCGAATTCAACGTTCCATGTAGCACCCTTGAACGTTACATTCTTTACCTTCTCTTCGACGATAGCCTTAGCCATCAATCTGTAATCATTGACGAAATCTCCAGCCTTTGTTTCAAAGTGAATGCTAGTTGCTACATCGTCTTTGTTTCTAGTGACACTAATCTTGGCATGTTCATCATAATCATCGAATCCCAAGATAGTCTTGAGTTTGCCTAAATTTGGCATGCCGAATGTGCCAATAAAATCTGCTGATGGATTCTTGAATGTGCCTTCAACGATAACACTTTTATCTTCTGCAATTGCTGAAACAACAGTTGCTTTATCTGTGCCATTGACTTTGATAAGTTCAATGACGTTTAGCCCATGTACATACTGAATCAAGTCTTGTAAATTATCTTTCATGTTTTCCTCTTATTGTATTTAGGTCGTAACTATATGTAATATATAGGAATTTTTTGCGTGTGTCAAACATTTGTTAGCCGAAACTGAACAATTCATCAAACGTACTATTAGTATCTGTATTGGCTTTGAGATCCCATTTCAATACGCCAAGCAAGTTTTCCACTTTCTTGTCAACCAATGTCGCTTCCATTGCTGCGTCATCAAATGGTAATTCTTGAAACCATTTAGGCAATCGTAGTTCATCCACAGGATATGCTACGCTCGTAAATCCTAGTGGATTTGGCTTGAGTTTACATACGATGACTTTCATACCATCAAGTATTTTCATACTGTAATTGTCACTATTGACACGGCGTAGATAATTCCAGTTCAATGCTGCTCTTACGTGACCGGGCATGTTTGCTTTGCCAGTCTTGCTATTAGTTTCTAAATCACCGTAGAATGTAAGTTTGTTCACACCCTTTGGACTACCTTTTGTCCAACTATCTTGTTTACCAAGTTCGATCTTGAATTCTTTGATACGCTCAATAACATCTTCTCTAGTTTTGCCACCAAGAACCATCTCTAGTACTTCCATCAAAAAGTCTTGTACGTATTTGGGAGTATCAGCACGTTTCAAGTCAAGACCCATTGCTTTGATTTTACCCATCTTACCATCTTTATCTAATCGTTTGCCTTCTTTGTCAAAGATGTTGATAGCATAACGCTTTTTTGTGATGAATAGACTGCGATCACCGATCAACTCACGACCAGCCTTGATCACACACATCTTGCGCGGGACATGAAACGCACGTTCACAAAAATTTGGGAATGTATCGTTTGCCTGATCAGCAATATTATCATAAAGTTGCACACACAACTCCTTGCTCCACTCCATTTCACCATTCGCTATTTGCGAATTGAGAATAGGCCAAGCACTGAAATAACAACTGTCAGTATCGCCATATACAATCGCATCGCCATAATAATCATACTTGCCAGTAATGATTTCATTGATCTGTGCGCTCATGTGCTTGACAATCTGTCTACCAGATAACGTAACGCTTTGACCGATACGTTTATCATAGAAACGGCAATGTTCGTTCAACAACGCGCCATATGCAGAGTTCAACAAAATCTTACGCACTAACTGGCGTTTATCCCAATACTCAATATCTTCCTTACTAGTAGATTCCTTGAGTTTCTTCTGCATAGTTTTACGATCACTATACCATTTAGTCAATAGACCGGGAATCACACCTTCACTATCTGATCTAAAGATAGTGCCATTAGCACTCAAGATATATGGCTTGTTGCTGTCAAAGATTAGTTTCCATACTTCAGCCGCGCTCATCTCAATGCTTTCACCACTCTCAAAATCTACTGTGAGCATAGTGCCGCGTTCTTGATTCATCACGGCTTCATATTCAAGGCTACCGAACTGACCTTCCCATAGTAACGAACTCATCTCAAGTTCATCATCTTCGTCATATCTTGCCTTTTCGCTAGCAAGTTTACGTGCCTTGTCAGTCAAATATTGTTCAGTTAGTGTTTGACGTAATTGACCCACAATCGTTTCTGGTGCCATGTTGAGTGTTCGTATAGCACTAGGATATAGACTGTTGATGTCAACTGCACCTACCCATTCATGTATGCCTTTCTTTGGCACAGCGACATATGCACCTGCCGCAGCCATGTCACCATCGCTGCTATTCTTTTTCTTGTCAGGCACCATGAGTCCACGCTCATGTGCTTCATTCATCACAGCCATTTCAATCATGGCTACAGAGCCCATGACAGTTGGAAGCAATACAGTATTCTCATGTGCCAATGCATTCGCTAGATCAAGGAACTTTAGTTTGTTGTGAATCTTGACAAGCAACATCGTATCTTGACGATTGTATTGTATGAACGTCTTGAAGTCCTTGTTATACAGTTGGTCTAGTGTACCTTCATATTGTGTTTTACGCTCACCAACTTCCATCTCACCGATAGCATCAAGGCTATAACTATGACGGCTCTCATAGTTGTACTTCTTATACAACTGTAGATAGTCCATGTGAACACGACCAACTAGATCATATGTTGTTTCAGTTTTACCATAACGCTCATACTCACGCGGTTTCGGCGTTTGACCAAGCAAACAGAATTTGCGTGTATCGTCTTTGCTCATCACTCTGGTCACACGATTGACCATGTAAGGTATATCGTATCCTTCAGAGTTCCAGCCAGTGAGAATGTCAGCGTCTTTGATTAGTTCAAAGAATGTCTCAAACATTTCTATCTCTGATCTAAACAATAGTGTGTTTGGAAAGTCTCTGACTAACTCTTGAGCAGTCTCATCGCTCATATGCTTGGGCGGAATAGCAAGTGTTACAAGTGTATCTTGCCAGTCCAAGTACATTGAGATAGCAGTCACCGGATTGAAAGGGTCACTAGTGGGACTAAAACCCTTTTCAGGATCAAAATCTACCTCAATGTCAAAGAACACTGTATGGAGTTTTGGAGGCTCACAGCCCAAGTAGTTTTCACTCAAGCAGCGGAATATCGGGTTGATATCCGATTCATACAGTTTCTTATTGCTGTGTATACGTTTTTCTTTTTCAAACTCGCTACGTTTACGTGTGCTGAAACGTGTTACCGGCTCGCCATAGATACTGCGATACTTGCCCTTAGGGTCAGTATAATAGAAAGTATAGTTGGCAGGAAACTCATTATATGTACGACGACCATCAGACTGTCGTTCTACAATGAATATCCTGTCACTATCTCTATCATGAATCGCATCTACATATGACATTTAAAAACCTCTTGATTTATAATACTACATCCCTTTGCTGATTTCAACAGTAGTCGGAGCACCATTAGAGTCAAAACCAAAAAATGTTGTACTATTATTTGTTTGATTTAGTGTTCTCAAAAGAGTAGGAACAGCGTTTAAATTACTAAATGAAATTTGCAAATCCTTGTGACCACTTAGATAAGTAAAGTTTTTACCATTATCATTTTTAATGACATACTTACCTAAATCAATCACGTTGCTAGAAATTTTATGTAAAGGACCGCCGTATTCAAGGTAAATATCTAAAAAACCATCTTTGTTGATATCAATAATTTCAATACCGGCCCAAACCATTTCGCTAGTAGGAATTTTACTTTTATTAAAAATAGTATCTGTTAATTGAGTAAAAACAAAGTTTCCGTCGTTTCTGTACAATTCAAATGCCATGCAATCGAAAGTCCCACCTTGATTGTTGCAACTACCTTCTAAGGTAAATAACAAATCAATGTCTTTGTCATTATCATAATCAAAGGGAACTACCTGTAACGCACCCATTACATTAAAATTGCCGGTACGCGGTACAGTTCTTACAATCTTAAATTCGCCCAAATAATTTTTTTGCAGAATTCTAAAAGCACCCCAGTCTTGCTCGTTTCGCGTAAAGTTTGCATGAATAATTTCAGATTGCCCATCATTGTCTAAATCAGCAACACCAACAGAACCTGATCCGGCATTTGTAGGATTGAGATTTAAAGTTTCTTTAGCAAGAGAAGGTTGTTGATAAAAACTACCATCTTCATGTTGTAAAAAACTTTGTATAGTAAATGGAGAAGGACTATCCTTAATTTCCATATTGCTTACCAAAATATCTTCAGCCTTGTCACCGTTTAGGTCTCCGGTATCAACACTGTAATAAAATGCTTTATATGATGAAATCTTTTTGAATTCAAAATTGCTATTTTTATTTTCAATTAACCATACGTCACCTAAGGGCCAATCTTTTTGAGGCCCTACTTCATTGCCGTGATTAACAATCACCATATTATTTGTATTTTTTGTTTGAATGGTCGTAGATGCGCGAACAGCACCTAATTTTACGTCATCGTAAAATTTTACAAAGGTAAATTTATTAGGAGTAGTCTCGGTTAGTTGAAAGGCAGGAAATGCATCTACTGAATTAACGTCAGATGAAAATACAAATACATGCTTTTTGTTATCTTGCCCCTGCATGAAGGAAATGCCATGTGGAGCAGATTTAGGCAAAAATTTAATTATCGTATCGCTACTAACGTTAGCATTGCTATAGTTAGGTACATCAGATTTTACAACAGTGATTGTATAGTCTTTTGGAGTAGGAGTTGCGGTACTAGTTGCATTTGTACTAACAGTAGTAGACTGGGGAGATGACCCTCCACCGCAACCAGCAACAATGACACTTACAGTTAGACATACGGTTAAATTACGCATACCCAAAACCTCATGGGTAAGTTGAACATATAATTATAATATCAGATATGGGTATGCGTATCAACCGGCATTTACCCAAATTATAGAGTTTTTCCAACCGTTTCCAAAATAGTGTTGAGTTCTTCGTTTTCCTTATTCGTCTCACCCAAACGTGATTTGTGTGCGACCTTGATGGCCTTCTTGAGTACGCTTGGCTTGATTTCAAGTTCTTCTGCGACAGCCTTGATAGTGTCGTTCAATCCGCCGTTGAGTGTTTCAACTTCATGTAGTACGGCTAGACCTTCGTTGATCAACTGTGTCAACTTGAGTTTTGCTTCGTTATTGAAAGTACGTGTAGACATATAATCTCCTATGTGAATAGTTATTATATAATGTGTTGCAAAAAAGTCAAACTTTTTGTGTCCAATTATTCGTACTTCAATTTTAGGAAAGTATAATCTTCGTCCTTTATAGAAATAATAACATCGTGCTTACTTGTGAGTTTGGTTTTGTAACCTTTACTTTCTAGTAGTTTGGCGATTTTACCACGCAATACATTTGGTCTAGGCACATTAGGATCAAGTGCTAATAGAATCTCATAGATATCTTTTTGCCAGTTGTCTTGTATCCAATCAAACAACCATTTGTTTTTGTCTAGGCTGACTAACATTATTGAAAGACTTGACGATTTGCTTTCCCGTAAATTTTGATATACTTACCAGCAAGCATATCAGCCATTGCTTCTATGGCACTACCTGGGTAACTGTCACCGTCATCTATAAGATTCAATTCGCCTTGACGTACATGAACCAATTCATGGAATACAGTGCGTAATATATCTACTAGATTGCGATTATTAGCATATACCCAAATACTATCGCCACCTACGACATGGCGTCCAGTATGATGACCCTGCTGTGCTTCTTCTGTGTCGTAACTCAATTCAATTTTGGGTGGATTCTTGATGTGTAATTTTTCACATGCCCAGTCCTTGAATTTTTCTACTTCGCTAGCGATTTCTTTACTCTCGTACATGCTCTCGCCACCGCCACCATCTCCGCCGCCTTCACCACTGGAACTATCAGCGGCAAATGCGTATCCTGGATAGAAATATCCACCGTAAGCATATTTGCGTCTACGCTTCTTTTTGCGTTCTGTGATGAATTCTGTGGCTCGCATTAGAGTATTTATCGGGTTTTGTTACCCACACGCATATAAAATTTAGTTGGATTTTCTAATTTCTCAATAGCATTTGCTATAAATTGAGCATAATGATAGTCATGGGTGACTAATATGACTTTTTCAGTATTAGTCACCACATATCTAACTGGGTTATATGGCATAACCAGTGTTTGTATTATTTTGCTAGTGGGTTTTCCCATGCTTTTTGAATTTTATCGTCTACTTTCTTTTCAAGTTCTTTTAGTTTCTGATCTGTCTCACGCTCAATTGTGCGTAAACGACCACTCATATCACGGTCAGTGCTTGCGATAAATGTGCGTACTTCTTTATCAAGTTCACGATTGCGTCTTTCAGCACTATCTAAATCCTGCTGTAAACTATCAATGTCGCCCTTTAGATCAGTACGAACATCACGTATGATATCGTTGCTTTCATCTACTAATACTACAGCACCATCAATCTTTTGCTCAAGTTTAGTCATACGCTCTTGAATGCCAGATAGGTCTGGGGCAACGTATTCTTGTATCTGTGCTTTCATATCCATGTAATCCTTGTACACTTCAAAAGCACCATACAATCCACCAAATACTGTTGATACTATACCACCTGCTATCATTAGTTTTGCAGGGGTAAAACTATAGCCGCCAATACTGATAACAGTATTTTCACTCATATACTGTTCTTTGGCTGCTTCTAATTCATCTACTTTACTATCAATATCTTTTGACATTATTTTTCTCCTAATCCCAATAGCCTGATTTAGTTTCTTCACGCCAGGCTTCTAATCTTGTGCGAATACTGTTTGGGCTTGTAGGTATACCCAAATAGTTCATTACAACAAAATTTTTATAACCTTTATATTCTTCTTGTTCTTCTGGGGTCATATCCTTAAACTCTTTAGATAGTAGATACCCCAATCTTGTGTTTGTGTTGATCACTTATATTGCTCCTCAACCATTTGTTTATATGTGTCTGTATTACCTTTCTCTAGGAAATACATACCACGAACATTGTCATTGTATTTTACATTTTTATAGATATCTTCTGGCTTGTACCAGCTTGACAAGTCAGGTATGTTGCTAGTGCGATATGCTGTTACATCAGTATCGCCTGCTATAGCACCGATCAATCCACTTTGATCAGCATCCATATAGTTGTTATTGATTTCTTCTTGTTCTTTTGCGTTAGCGGCAACGATTTCTTCTGCTTTCTTTTCAGCATCGCTTTTATCTTCACTCTTGCCAAAAGCCCCTGCAGCCTCTTTGTCAGCCATGTTATTACTATCACGGAAGATATCAATTGTATTCAATACAGTGTTAGTACCTGCTATTGATATAAAATTACTACCATAATCTTCATCTTGTTTTTCTTCATCACTAAATGTTTTTTCATTTGATTGACTAATACTGGCTAACACTTGCTGCTCAACTGTTTCAACATCAGTTTCAGCACTTATAGTTGTTGCCACCAATACATCGTTTGACTGTTCACTAGCAATCTCTATGCTAGTATTGATGCTTGTTTCTACAACTTGTGTTTCAGATACATTGCCATCTTCTAACACATTTTCTGACTGTTTAGTTTCTTCTATAGCAACTTGCTGCTGTACTACAACAATAGGTGTTTCAATTTCAGTTTCTTGTGTTTCAATAGTTTGTTCAATTTCTATTTCATTTGTAGTAGTTGGTAACATTTCTGCTACTAATGTTTCATTATCATCTGTATTATTTTCAATTTCTATGTTTTGACTTTCTACAGGTTCAACTGTTTCAA